CTCTGGTTCCCGGACGACGTATCGCTTAAGATGCGTAATCTATTTATACTACTGATATCAGAAGATTTCTGATTCACATAGTGGTGTAGGTGGACGTCCTGAGAAGATTAATAACTTCTTCCCACTGTGGAAGGGTTGTTAAAGAGTAGCACAATCTCTTATGTACGAAACTTTCGTGTAGTCCACACAACACGAGGTACGTACTTGGGAGAGCTTTTCCGCGTCGTGAGACGCGAAAGAGAGTTCCAACGCTTAACTGATCTAGGGGAGATCACTAACTCCAATAGAGAGTTTGAGAATGGATTCTCTTGCTCCCTATGGTGCAGTCCCACTTCTGTGGGAGTTAAAGCGAGAAAACTCAATGCTTTCTCAAGCAAAGCAACTGACTTTGAAAAGTCGTATGTTTTGTAGAACTCTCTTCGTGATCTCTCGAAGTTTACTCCTGCCTCGTTCTGGCTTTTATCATACATCCGCTTGTGAGCGGGTACGATGACTGACCGGAACCAGGTGATATATTCTTCAGGTGGTTTTCCAAAGATATTATCTATAAAAGATAAATAATCTTTGGTAACCAATCTCTTCGTTTTCCCATCCTTCGACTTAACGAAGGATTTGAAAGAGAAGAAACCATCGATAACGGTATGGGACCGTTTAATCGTTGGAATGAAGACAGTATCTCTAACTTCTGTCCATAATGATTGGAAGGCGATTTCCACCGCCGCCCACATCATCTCTCCTGACTGGCCCCCCGCAGTTGCGAGGGTATACCAATCAAAGAAAGTGGAAACACCAAAAGGTGCTCCAGGACGAGTTAGCAGGAGAACTGCTGAGCGTAAGGTCTTTGGAAGCCACTGAAGCTGTCGGTTGACAGCTGCAGTAGCAGCCTTATAACCAATACCCATGAACCGAGCAACGTAATATAGGCTCAACTTAACTCCTATTTTGGATTGCACGGTTGTGATAAGCTCAGGTATGTAACCTGGACCTAACCAACCGACGGCGATACCTCCTAGGGATAACCCAGAAATGAGTTTTCCCTTGTAGTAGAACCGTTTTGCAAATTCCAAAGAGGAGTTGGTTGAAATGATTGACTTGTGGAAGCCAATCTTTACACCTATCACGTTCATCGTATTCACGTACTCATGTGCAACATCGTTATCACAAATAACGACGTCATCACCGAGTACGGCATACCATGAGAACCACGACCCATGTCCCACTTTCCAGGCTGAATACTGGACAAGCACATGGTGGGTGATCGCTAGCATAGCCCAAGAAGAGTAGGCACCCATAGGTTGCCCCACCTTGTAGCAGATATTACGGAATGCTGAACCGAAAGTAGTTGAATACTCCCGGGGCACCCGATATTCTCTGTGAACAAGAATGGAGGCCCATAGATGAGCATACTCTTCTGAGACAAAGCCAGCGAGCACTAATATTTGGATTACAATAGGTAATCTATCCGTTGCCGCACTAAGGTCAAAAGACCAAAAGTGCGTTCGTCCCACCTTGACTGCTTTTTCAAGCAGCGTATTGACAGGTTTAACCTGATCAAACGTACCATCCTCTTTTAGGAAAAAGAGGATTTTATCAAAGATGAAACGGTGCAGGGGATAGAATAACCATTGTGTCCAAACATCCACCATGGCCACTATCCGTTTCTTACCAGGTTCCTCTACTACGCTAAGAGCCCCCACATCATATTGGTGTGGAAGCTCCTTTAGTTTTGGCTCCCCTCTCTTCCTTCGAGCATCGTTGATAACTCGCAGCCACTTATCGAGATGTCGTGAGACAAATCGAAAAAATGGTAAAGAAGAGAGAG